AAGGGGAGATTGTCACCCACTAGACTCACAAGGAATTTGAGGGCTTCGTAAATGAGAATAATTATGTCCGAAAAATTTGGCCAATCCATAGTTTCACCATGGACCGCCTTAGGACATCTTCAGTCTCAAGTATTGCACGAAGTTTGCCTCAGTCATGACGTCGATCAAAAGCGTAACGTGGGCCTGAATTACGGCGTCCGTTATACCAGGATATGCTCCCATGCTGAAATTTACAAAGCACGGGGACTCAGTAAGAGTCGCAGTCTGGTATTCTTCTGGCAGCGTTTGATTAGAACGCACTTGGATAAAATCGCGCTGTAAGCCCGATTTGTCCAAGGTGTGCTTTACAACGATCCGCGAATCAACTTTCGATGATTGTGCGGGTTCGATGTAATCGTAACCGACGATAACGCCGCCCTGTTCTACTGGGCCGCGGGGCTTAAAAGTCCTATCATCGGTACCGTCGTTGACAACCAAGGGATCTGTAAACAGACTCATGGTCTTTCTCCTTATATTTGTAAACACCGTATCGTGGTGGTATAACGCCGGGTTATCCGGTGGAGTCTATTGTACTCATAATACTGTCACATGAAGCAGCGTAGTAAGGCGAGCATATTGTACTGATGCCTAGTTTTAGGCATCTTAATACGCAGTCCTACGGTCCCTTTATTGGGAGCGCACACCTCTCTACGGTAATGAGTGCCCTGATCTCCAGCAACAAGCTGGTAGAATTCAGAGGTTGGGTAGTACTTGCCATTGACGACAAGCCCCAGTGCAGTTCTAGCGGGATCAATAAAGGTCCCGACCGCATACGTGGTTCTTAAACTCTCACAATATTGACTAACTGTGAGTAACACGTTGTGGTCTCGTTCTGCAGCATCAATACTTCGGCCTAGGTTGGATACGTAATCCGCTAAAAATGAAAACGGAACCGCATCCCACAGACGTTTGTACGTGACGTTTAAGCCCCAAAAATGGGCAAAAGCGTCCAGGAATGAACGACAGGTATACTTATACTTGTAGTCCATCGTAGCATTGAAATAGGTGCTTGTAAAGGCACCGCTACGTCTCCATGTGTACTTATACGTCATAGGGCTCATCTCATCTTTTATGGCCAGATACTGGCCCCAATGTGAGACGTAGCCTTCGTCGCCATCTCGCTGAAATTTTTCTTCAGCCTCCTTGACCTTCACGTAAAGCTGTGAAGTAATGTCATGCAAGTCCTTAATTAAGGGCTGTATTGCATATTCATTAGTCAAATGGAGCTCTGCTAACGTTCGGGTAGATAATAAATCTATCTTACCTTCCCGAGCCTTCCGTTTAATACTACGGAAGAACTTCCTCAAACTCGAAA